CGTTCAGAGCCTTGAGGAACGCACGCGCCTCACCGGCCTGACGTTCCAATTGCCGGCTCGGTGTCTTGCCGTAACTCGGAGCCAATTCGAGCGAGGTCAGCTTCTTGATCGCGCGGGCATAGCCCTGCGGCAGATTGTAATTGGTCGTGATCAGCGGAAAGGCGATCGTGCCGGCATTGTTCAGGATGAGATCCGTGAACAGATGCACTTCACCGGCCTGGGAGGGTGCGGGGTAGACCCAGAGCGTACCGAGCGGAAAGGTCGGCTGGTAGGCCGCGACAATTGGCCACGGACCCGGAACGCCCTTGTAGCCGATCTCGTTATAGCGATCCATGGGCACGAAATCGAACCAGTAATCGAGCCCCGTATTGCCACTCGAAGTAATGCGCGTGTAGCTCTTCTGGAACCTCAACGGCCGAGGCAATTTGATGTCGCCTGGAACGGTGAAGGTGAACTGCTCGGGCGTGCTCACCGTGAAGATCGCATTCGCACTCAACGTGACCGTACCGGCGCCCGCATTGAAACCGGCGACCGTTGTGCCAGGCGGAAGGCTGCCCTGACTGTCAGTGACATCTCCGCCGATCTTGATGTTGGAGGGAACCGTGACGCCCGAAATCGTCGGTGTGCCGATGATCAGCGTGCCGCTGAACGTTCCGCCGACGGGATTTCCGATGGTGTATTTGGCCTGGCCCGCGATCCACCCATTCCAGCCGGATCCGGGCGAGCTGATGTTCTCCGTGGAATAGGGAATGAAATCCTCATCCGTGCTGAGCGAATCCATGAGGTCGTTCAGCTTGCGCAGAGCCACCGCTGCATTGTTCGGCTGCAGCGCCTGGCCTGGAGCCAATGCGTTGATGTCGATCAACGCATCAGTGAGGATTTCAGTGGCCGTTGTCATCCGCCGGTCACCGCCACCAACACCTTGTCGGCATTGGATGCCGTCAGGGTCATCGCGCCGCCGCTATTCTTCAGCCCCGGGAAGGTGTACAGCGTATCCGTCGCCACCTGACCGGTCAGCAGGATGCTGCGGGCCGTGCCGTCCTCACCCTTGAACCCGGCGATGGTCAAAGTCGTGCCGGTCGTGGCCGTAGCCAGAATCAACACAGAAACCAAACGGGTATCACCGGCCGTTCCATTCGTATTGCCGATGACCCCATTGGCGACAGGAATCGCGGAGGTGGAGTGTAGAAGCCGCGGATCGACGACGACATTCGCGACGTCCATTACTGAATACCGTTCGGAAGAGGCAACTGGCTCGGCCGATTAACCTCAATCAGGTACGTACCGGCGGGTGGCGTCAAGGACCCTGCGGTGTTGTTCTGAAAGCTGACTCCGAGCGTGTTGTTTGAAACAACCCTGGTATTGACGATGTCCACCAACACAGTCCAGGCCGCTTGGAGTGTGATGTTGGAGATCTGATCGCCTACGAGGATTCCAGGGACTGTAAAGGTCTGCTCGGCGGATGTAACCGTTGCGACAGCCACTGGAGTGAGCGGCACGGACAGCACAAAGCTGCCTTGAAGATTGCCGCGGGTGATGTCGTTTTGCATGTCGATTTGCTCCAAAGAACGGGCGGCTCACAACCGCCCGAATCAGGGACCTCAGGAGAGGTCGTACCCGTACACGAAGATGTCCGCCGTGGCATTCGCGAGCGCGGTGCCGCAGTTGACATACAGGTTGGGTGTGGTGTTGGGCAGAATCAGCGCCGTACTCGCCACCGTCGCCTGGAATACGACCGTTTGCGAGGTATTTGACGCCAATGCGGCCTGAGCCTTGATGGCCGTACCGCCACTCGCCGCCGCCGTGAACACGCCGATGCTGGCGCTCGCAATGCTTCCGCCTGCCCCTGAGATCTGCGCATTGGTCACCACGATATTGGCGACCGAATACGAAGAGGCGTTCAGGATCGGCAGCAGCGTATCGCCCGTAACCGACAGGTTGATGCCGCGTACGACACCGAGCAGACGCAGCGCGTTGGTCAGCACCGGATTGGAGTTGACCTGCGTGTTGACCGGGATGGTGGTCAGCACGCTGTTGGGGGTGAGGGTTTGAGCCGGCCCCGGATTGACAGTAGTCATGTTGAATACTCCTCAGCCGTTGACCCGGATGCCGAGCGTCCGGTAGATGGATGCAGGGCCATACAACACATCCGCGCGGGTCGGCTCGGAGTCATTGTTGATGGTGTATTGAGTGACGACGCGGATGCTCATACCGACGTCTTCGTCGTCAAAGGCACGCGCGGCGAACTCCACGCCTCGAGGCAGCGGCAGATCCGCGAACGCCAATGCATAGGCGTACTTGTGGAACACCAGCGACTGGGGCGAAGTCTGGTTGGCGTTTCCGGTGCCACCATTGACCGTGATCGTGGCGCCCGAAGCCGGAGCGGCGGTCACGTTCTGGAACTGACCTGCACTGATGCAGCAATCCCCGATGGTGAGGGTCAATGTGCCGGTACCCGAGCTCGTGTACTGACCGGTGACCGGGTTGAACGTACCTGCCGCCAGCGTCGCCGAACCGAAGGTGAGTCCCGGGGCGGCCGCGCCGTTCGGAGGCGTGACAAAGCCACCGGGCGGCAACACCACAAACTGACGCAGCGTCTTGCCGTACTGCAGCCGGTTCTGCGGATTGACCGGGAAGACACCGGCGAACTGGATGATGTCGCCGACCGTGATGACCGCGGTGGAGGCCGTCCAGCCCTGCGTGCTCACCGTGCCGGATTGTGCCCAACCAGAGGTCAGGAAGGCCGTTCCGGCGATCGGGGTTGTCAGGACGGGAGTGCCGCCTTGTGCGCCGGTCTGGAACACCGGGATGTTTTGATCTTCCCACCAGTCCAGGCCCGCGAACTCCTTCGCGATCATCCCCGCATCGATGTACTCGCTGATCTTGGCCTGGGGATTGAAGAGTCCCTGCACGGTCGCGACCATCGAAGACATGCTGATCGGGTCCAGCACGGCATTCTTCTCGCCCTCGCGCGGACAGGCTTCGGCCGCCAAGATTGCGCGCGCATCGGTGAAGAGTTTGAGCGAGTTGGGGCTGACGCCCGGGGTTCCGACGCTGATGGCCGTATTCAGGTAGGCGTACTGCGCGGTGTCCGAATCGACGCGGTTGGCAACCGTGGCGATCTGCGGACGCAGAATCCGCTTCTTGAACATGTCCATGCTCAAGGCTAGATCCTGGGTCGTGAACTGCACGTCCACGTGGAACTGGTAGTTCAGGGCGACCGGGATCGACTGCTCGAAGGTGTCTTCGACGTTCAGCGGTGGGCCGTAGGTGCCCTTATAGCGGGGTGGCCGACGGATGTTACAGATGGCACCGATCTTCGCTCCGGTCTGGGCAAACTCATCTGAGTACTGCCGCTCGACGCGGTTGGCGATGATCAGCTCGTTTTCGAGTACGACGAGGGCCTCATTGGTGATGTAGGCCATCGTCAGGAGCTGTTGAGTCATGTGTTGAGTTCCTGGAAAGTGTTTTCACAGGAGCCCCTCACCCATCAGTGTCGCTTGCGCGCGCGCTCACGCTCGTAGGCCCGCAACTGCTGGAAGTTCATCTTCGCAGGGTCGGTGACTACGCCGCTGGTGCCTTCGCCATTCAAGGGAGTGATGGGAGCAGGTGCTCCGCCGCGCTCTGGACGCGTGATGGAGGTCACCGTGGCTGTCGGCTTGGGATCAGCCTTCGGTGGCGACATCAACTTGTCCCTGAGCCTGCCGATCTCGGCCGTGCCGAGACGGGCAGTCATGTTCGAAATACGGTCTCTTTCCTCGGGATTCTTGGCGAAGTAGTACGCAAGCTCACCCGCGAACTCTGCATCTTCATGCATGTAGTCCAACACGTATTGCGGCACCTGATCGGCCGGAGTTCCCTTGATGGAACTCAACACTTCATCGAAGTCCGGATGTCTCTTGCGAGTGTCATCCGCACTTTTGATCAACGCTTTCTGACGCTCTGCCTGCATGGCAGCTTGTTTCTCATCAGCCTGACGCTGACGCTCTTTCTTGACCGCTTCCTCGGCCTTGAATTCGACCTTGGCATCGGTGTACTTGTCCCAATCCAACTGCCCGTTGGCATCGCGGTAGAGGAATTTTCCTTCCGCGTCCTTGTCGTCGGGCGTGGGCTGTTTCAATTCGGGTTCAGCGGCCTTGGGAGGCTGCTTTTGTGCTTCCAACTGGGCGAGGCGACGCTCGGCCTCTTCGGCCCGTTTGTCGGCCAACGCGCGCTGGTTGTAGAGGGTCTCAGCCAGCCGTTCGTTCTCGGCGGCGAGTTCGCGCGCTTCCATCATCGCGCGATGCTTTTTGCCTATCTTGCGGCGGACGGTCTCGGAGAGGTCCTTGTCCTCTGGATCCAGTCCTTCGTTCGAATCGCTTTCCGGCTGCGCGTTACCTTCAGCCGCACCATCCTTAGCTGCTGCTCCACTTCGTGCCACGTCAGGAGTCTGTTTGCCATCGCCCAACTCCGTTGTTTTGGCATCGGCCTTCACTTCGAGCGGTGGCGCCTCACCGGGCTTCGATGCCTTGTGGTTCTCCACATGCGTCGATTTGCCCTCGGTGACAAACGCAACCAGACCTTCGGATGTGACGACCTTACCCATGTGTGATCTCGTGTGAAACTGTCATGGGCTCAAACCACCATTGGATGCTGAAGCCCGAATGACCGTGGTAGCAAAGCACTCGCTGTCCCCAGCGTTCTGTATCGGTATTGATCTCGTAACCGATGCCGTAACTCGGCAGGCGAACGCGGATGACGCGCTCTTGCAGTCCACAACTGCACTCCATCACGGCGCATTCCAACCGCCTGCCAAAGAAGGATCGACGGCTCACGAGTTTTCGTGGGAAATGCCTGCCCCAACTCATTGGGCCGCTCCATTCGATCTCTCAGCCTTTTCGGCCGCTGCGGCGGTCATCGCCGCCAGTTCTTTCTCGTGCGTCCGGTCCTGATTGGAATCAATCAGCTTGGCGCCCGCATTGATCTCAGCCACGTCATGCGCCGTGACTGCCTGAATGTGTGCCTTCTCGATTTCGGTGGTCGCACGCACATCGGTATCGCGCCGTTTGGTCTCGGCGTTGGTTTCCGTGTCGTGCGCCTTGACGGTCGCGCGCATGTGCTCGACGCCCATCTTGTATTTGATCTCCAACTGCAGGTTCTGAATGGTCTGTTGAGCCTGTTGGAGTTGGGATGCGAGCGAGGTGACGATGCCCTGCGCTTCCTTGGGCAGCGCCTCGATGGCCTTCTTCATGCCTTCCGGATTGCTCGCGGTCAGCCGGTCCGCCATGTCATCCATGTCATACGCACGGAAGATGAGATCCGCGCCGGTTTTCGCAGCCACTTCCGCGATCGGCGGGATGCGCAGCACATCCGTGAGCAGTTCAGCATTCTCCTGGCGCTTGGTCTCATAGCCCGGCCCGGTGTCCATCACGACGTCGTACCGGCCCACCGTGAGGTTATTCTTCACCTCCATGATGGCGCGGGTCTGCGGATCCAACACGCGTTGGTTGATCTGCACCATCTGCGGAACACCGTCTTCGCCGATGATCCGTTGCATCCGCTGCGTCGAGTAGTAGTACGGAATCTGATCGAGCAGGATCTCCCCGATGTGGGCGATGAACATCGTCTGGTTGTCGTAGTACTGAAAGTGACTGCGATCGGTTTGGGACTGGCGCTCCCGCAGCGCTCGACCGGAGACGACCGCGCCGGGCACATCGGCGCGCGGATCGTGCGGCATGCCCGCGAGGGACATCAGATCCTGCATGGCGCCCTGGCGCGCGTTCACGACGCCCGCCGGGATCTCCACGGCCTGGATACGCTGCGGCGGCGGCAGCGCGGGGGAATCAGGATTTTCGGGATTCAGCGTGACCGGCTTGTAGGTCAGCACGCTGTGGGGCTGTTGGTTCGCCGTCTTCCACTCGCGATGCCCGTCGATCTGGCCCTCGGCCACGATGAACGGGGCGCGGGGCGCGAGCGCCACCAGTTCGGTCTCGCAGGTTGCCCAGTAGTTCAACATGCGATTGGAGTCTTTGAGATCCCGGATCATGCCGCGGCGGCGGATCTGGCCGTTCAGCTCGAGGACGTTGCCCTCGCACCGCGCGACGGGAATCCAGTGGCCGGGAATGGGGCCTTTGTCGTCCTTCAATCCGTACTGCCGGCGATCCACCACCGTGTAGCCGTTCAACTTGAACCATTCGATCACGCGACGATGGCTCATCCGCACCATTTCATCGCCGGTCTGTGGATCCTTCGCGACCGTGATGGGCATGGGATTGCCCTGCTGATCCATGAGCGCGGCCAATTGATCCTTCAGCCGCAGGTAGTCCTTTTCGTACAGCGTCGTGCCGTCGGTGAGCTGATAGAGCTTCTCGGGGATGCGCGTGACGCGGTAATACTCGGCCAGGCGGATCTTGTGTTTGCTCTCCCACATCTTGCCGACGTCACCATCGCCGGCCCGGGTGTAATCCGCATTCTGCGCGCGGGGATAGAGACGCTTGTACTTCGAGCGCTTCATCTCGTGCGTGATGATGAAGAAGTCCCGATCCGCACCCGTCGGGAGCTGCGCCATCGGATCGTCGTAACAGGTGAACTGGTTGCGGATGGCCTTGATCTTCAGTTCCTGATCAAAGCTGTCGGGAGCGACGAACTCCCCGATCACGCGCGCGTAGCCCCAACCGATCTTCACCGCGCTCTCACCGGCCGTGTCATAGGCGTTGGAGGCCTTGCTGATGTTCTCGATGTGCCGGATCAGGCCGCCGACCACCTTGGCATCTTCAACCCGCGCACCATCACCGACCGGGTGCACTTTGATGCGCGGACGCTGAGCGCGCAGGTTGTTACACACCTCGCGCACGCAGCGCCGAGTCATGTTGATGGTCAGGCTCGGGCGCTTGTCGATCTTGCGCTGGTTGTAGAGATCGTCCGGCCACTGGAAGCCGTCTTCGAACTCCAGATCCTCGATCGCGTTCTTGGTGTTCTCGCCGTCGGCTTCGATGGAAATGCGCAGCCGCTCGTCGCACTCCATCCAGATTTCCTGGTCGGTGACGGCGGGTTCGTCGAGTTCTCGGGGGATCTGCGGCAAGCACGGCCTCGGCGGTGAAGCGAGGCGAATGTATCACCGGCGAGCTAATAGCGGAAGTATCGTCTCACTGGCGACTCAATGGTGGAATGTTCCACGTGAAACGTCTATTGCGCAAGAATCTTGTCTACTGGCTCGGTGCCAACGGCAGATTCCACCGGTTTCTCCCATCCATGCTTGGCTAAAACCGCTTCCAGCACCCAATCGGGCTCGCAGGGGAAGTCATACCGGAGCTCGTCCAGCATCTGCTCATACGTCTTCTGCGGCTTGCGCTTCATCCCATCCACCCATGGTCGCCACCGACCCGGCGATCACCGACGTTGATCTCGATCGGGCGGGCCCGCGGGCGGGAAATGGCATAGCGCTTCATCATCAGGGCGTAGCGGCTCGCGCTGATCAGATCGTCGTTCAGCTTGACGATGAGCCCGTCCTTGCGATGGTAGAGCTCGAACTCCTCGAACCAGTCGGCCAGGTGTGAGAACACCTTCCAGCGGCCGGTCTCCATGCGCTCGTACATGTCCGTGATGCCCGCTTCGACGCCGTTCGTGCCGTCTTCGAACTGCGCATGCTGGAACAGCATCTTGAGACCGTGCTTCTTATAGATCGCCTGGAGCTGCTGCTGGTCCGCGGCATCGAACTTGCCGCCGGACTGCTTGCCATCATGGGGCCATGACCAGGGAAGCCAGTCGCCCCAGGGCTTGGTCGCTGCGGCGAAGAGCATGGGCGTCTGCGCCTTCGCGCGGTGCGCGGCCATGACGTAGATGCAATCGGAATCGCGATCCCACGCCAGGCGCGCGCCGGCGCTCGGATGGTCCCAGCCGAAGTCCACTCCGCAGATCTGCGGCCAGTGATCGGGGATGGCAAAGGACGCGCATTCGATCTGGTTGCGATCGAAGGGGAAGACGCGGCCGGAGCCCATCTGCGGAATGCCCTGCGTGCGGGCTTTGCGCTCGTGCTCGGGATAGGTCGCGATGATCGCGGCGCGCTGCTCGGGCGTGTAGTGCTCCGCATCGAAGATGGTCATCGAGGTGACGTGTGTTCCCAGCACCTTCTCGAGCAGGTAGCGGCGCACAACGTCGGTCATGCCCATGAGTGGGGTGAAGGTGATCAGGTTCGGCTTCAAGCCCACGTTCGTGCGCGTGAGGCCTTCCATGTAGATCGGTAGCGGCGGCTCTTCGTCGTACCACACGCCTCCGAGAGTCTCGCCCTGCCATTTCTCGCGGCCCTGGTCGTAGGACTTGAAGCCAACCTGACATTCGCCCGCCTGGACGTCGCCGCCGCCGCCCCACTTTACGATGACGGTATCGACCGCATCCGGAACGCCGCGGCGCGGGTTGATGTCCTTGATCGCATCCTTGGGGATCATGCCGGTGCCGTGACAGCCGATGCGGCCGAGCAGGATGCGTTGCGGGTTGTCGCGCGTGCTCTCCCCGGTGACGCCACCCGCCCACCACGGCTCGGGATGCGCAGCTTCGTAGCCCTGCCACCAGCTCGGGTAGCGATTCGTCAGATGCATCGCGACTTCGGCACCCGCGGCGATGGTTTTACCCACCTGGTTGGCGGCCATCAGCAGGCGTTCGCGATGCTCCCGGCCCGCGGCATGAAACTCGCGCTGCTTCGGGTAGGGACGGTACTCAGCGAGCCTATTGAAGCTCTGTCGGCGCTCCCATTCCTTTTCCAGCCGGCTCAGCAAGGCGGCTTCGGAGGAAGGCAATTCCGGCAAGGAGTTCAGCATCGGTCAGATCGTCCAGCGGTTGGGACTGCTCCACTTGTTTGGGCATCAGCGCGGCGACGGCTTTCACGTAGCCCATCGGATCTTCTTTGCGCGCATCCTCAATGGCCTTCTTGCCATGCACGTCGAAATCGTCGGCCAACGCGTTCAGGAAGGCGCCCTGCAGGCGATTGCGCGCGCCCTTGGGCTTACCTCCGGGGTTGGGCGAAGGCTGGCCTGGCTTCCAGCGGGTCTCCTCAGGTGGTGGCGGAGCGGGCATGGCGTGTTTCTGTCGCTTCAGCGTCGATCTTAGCGGCGAGCGCTCTGATTGCAGGCCCAAGCATTCGCTCTTCAAATTTTCGACGAGCACGCGCCTGGAGTTTCGGACCCAGCCATGGGATGCGATAGATCGGGATGCGGCGCCAGAACCAGATGCGATGGCGCCCGCAATGACAGGGTTGCCAGAGAGGGTTTATCACTGAACGGCTGCTTTACGCGCTTTCATGTTCGCTCGATAGAACCGCAATCGATGCGCAGGGCCACCGCGATTCATCATGGCGAGGACTTTATCTGGGTCTTTGGGCCACGGCTCTTCGAATGCGGCCAAGAAACAGGCGGCAACAGGCTCTAGATATTTAATCGCGAACACCTCGGGAGTCAGTTTCAAATCTGCTTCGATCATGTTGATCTCGACGTGAAACTCGTCATCCCCAGTTTGTGGATCAATGGTGAATTGGATTCTCATGCATCATTCCTCCATGAGAGTATGGACGGCGCAAATGACGTCATCGTCTTCTACTGGGGACTCGCATCCCGGGACTTCGCATCGTCGTTTAGCGGGAAACTCCTCGCACACGATCGCGACATCCGCTTCCCGGCAGACCACGACCTCGGTGAGGCCCCACATCACGGTTGTATGCAGGTAGCCGCCGATTTCGAGTCCGCCGAGCTCGACGACATCCCCGACCTTCACATCGCAGGGCAGGAACGCTTTGGAGTCCCACGACTTCGTGCGATTGCCCTTGGGGCCGTCGTACTTCTTCGGGTAGTGTCCCGGACCTACGGCGCGCACGATGCCACGCAGTGGCTTCATGTGGCTGATCACATCGATGATGCCGCTCGGGTTCCACTTCAGCGGCTCGACGATGATCTGATCGCGCAGCGGGCGAATATGGGCGTCCGGCGGGATGAAGGTGAGCAGCTCGTTGCCGATGCGCATCCCACTGTCGAGGATGTTCATGACAGGGCCTTCTTGTCAGCGGCGACGGCTTCACGCATGCCATTGACCAGTTTCAGGTTCACCTGATCCTCGTTCTGCGGGCGCAAATAGCCGAGCTTGAAGTGATCGACGTTCTTCTTCCCGCAGCGGCCATGCTTCTGCAGCCAGACCGTGAACTGTGCCTCGGGCGTGGTGGGCTCATAGAATCCGACGCGGGAACGCTCGGCGAGCTTGATGCCGAAGTCCTTTTCACCCGATTCCGAGCAGGGCTGGCAGACGAGGAAGAGGATGTTGCCTTCACTCATGGGGTGAGCCCCGCCGGATAGTCCTCGGCGAAGAGAAGCTCCTCCGCCTGGCCGCGCACCTCGAGGCGATACACTGGGAAGTCAGGCGTCGAGTCCGGTGGCGCGCCGGACGCATCCAGCAGCAGGTCGAAGGTCGGGCCCTCCTTGCCGAAGATCCGCACCGAGCCGCCGGCGAGGTGGTTGGGCGGCTCGAAGCCTTTGCGCTTCAGGCGCTCACTGTGCGAGCGCACCCATTCGAGGATCTGCGGAAGCTTCTCGGCGTAGGTCACTTGCGTTTCCTCGCCTGCTCTTTCGCGTCCGTGAACCGCGGTTTC